AACTAATTTTGTTACTGTATGCCCGATAATAGAAACCTGTCCACAATTATCAGATACAATGAAATTCATTCCAATGCCTGTCAATGGATCAACAAGGAACATGGTATCATAATTTCGTGCAAATTGCGTATTACCAGCAACTACACGCGCCTGTTCTGATTCGTATTCGTTGAACTCAATAACCTGGATGGCTCCCGGCTGCATCATGATTCCGCCTTCAACTCCCATGTAAATCTGCAACCTGCGATCCCATGTGATTGCTTTACCATAAGCTGCCATTATTGCACCGAGATTCAAACCGTTATCAGCACAGCAACCCGTAGCCATTAATTTAGCATACTGCCAGAAATAAGCTCCTGAGAAGATAGCAGGTGGTGCACAATATTCCTGCTGCATAATTGCGGTGTCGAAATTTGCAAATGTTGAAGCATAAGGATCATCAGATGAATCCTTTTTGGTTTTAAAAACCAATTGCTCTGATCCGTTTATATACATTGCACCGGAAGCTCCCGGAAATGTTTGATGAACCGTATCATTCCAATTTCCATTAAGACCTGATAACTGAGAAACTAATTTAGATTGTGTTTTCCTGCGAAGTGCAGAAATCAACTGAGCAAATATTTTAGTGATCCTATCCGGTGCTGATTGGCAATTGTACCAAAAATCAGTTGCATCATAAAGGGCTTCCACCTTTTGTTTAATACATGGATCAATGGTATAAGTTGTAACCAGATCACCGCGTTTTGTTGTTGCCGTACAGTCGCGGGTACATTCATCCACTTCGGTAACTTCAGATTCAGGAATGATTTGATCATACCGCATCTGAACGGTTTTAATTTTACCCATCCCATTATCAACAACCGATTGTTGAACATTTCGGGTATTTGTAGAACTGTATAAAAACTGAACTATCGGTGAAACATCCGCCCTCGTGGATGGATCACAATTTTGAGGAAGGAAATAATCATTTAATTCCCTTTGTATCTGAGGGCAATCGTGTAAACGTGTGCCAACTACTGACATATTTATATTGAATTAATAATTGTTAAGAATTAAGCCTTTTAATAAGCCTGACTTGTTAGGCTACTAATTGAGCGCATAAAAAATGCCTCGCTCAAAAAAAGGCAACAATTATTAAATGTTTATCTTTTAAAAAATGCCTGATAAACAAGGCAACAATTCATTAAATTATATTAAGTTCCAACCGCTGCTCTTGCGCGGTCAGATAATACAGCCACTTCTTTTGGATCAGGCACAATAGGTTCTCTTTTTTGAAAGAAACTGTTTATCCCTGTTTGATTATTTGCCGGTTGCCCTCCTGAAGGATTTAATTGAAATACTTTATTTGCAATCGCCTCGTCCATTAATATTTCTTCCGGTTTCTTTATTGAATTATGGGTTTTAGTATCTGGTATTCTTGCTCCTGCTTTATCGGTAATAAACAATTCACCTTTATCATCTAAATCCAAATTATATTTTGTTTCAAAGATAGTAGTAAATCCGGCTTTCTCCAACGGAGTAATATCTTTTTTAAATTGCAATCCATTAAACAGTTGCTCTTTTTTTGTCTGAAGTTTTATTTGTTTAACCTGGTTTCCGTAATTGCCTTTTTCCTTTTCAAATTCCGTTTTTTGAGTAAGATTAATATTTTCTAAATCCTTTACCTTTGAATTAAGAAGATTATATTTTTCTTCCCATTCCTTTGCCCCCTTGTCTTTATTGTTGGCATATTCGGATTTCACCTTTTCAATAGTGCCTTTTGAATTGTCATTAAATTTGGTAAAAATAGTTTTAATGATTTCAGAATTATCTTTCAATTTACCGGATTCATCTTTTAACACATCATCAGAAACATCTATTCCATTTGATTTGGCTTCTTTGACTACCATATTAAGAATGATGCCATTGATTTCGTTTTTCTTTGCTTTGTACGCATCTGACATAAAGAAGTTATCATGCGTATCAAATTTTCCGGTAAACTTTGATTTGAAAGTATCAACATCAGTTACCTCTTTTTCATCCAAACCAAGATAGGTCAAAACATCTTTTAATTCAATTGCCATAATTATTTTTGTTTAGTAGTTTGTTTTTTGGTGTATTTTCTTTTCTGCTTTTTCAGTTCAGGATTAATTGATGCTTTGAGCTTTTCAATTTCTGCTTTTAACTGAGCGTTCTCATGCAATAATTCATCATCAGGTTTTTCGGGTAAGGTTTCAATAGGAGGTAATTCATGTATTATCTCAATTTCAACATCAGGATCAGATTCTTGCGGTTGTAATTCCGGCATCTGTGAAATAGGTTTTCTTTTTCTTAAATTATCCATTTGATTGGTTGGCGTTTCCGCTTCCCAAACTGACCATCCCCCCCATTTCATCATATCTTTGTTTGCAACAAACGCAGGTGCAAGATAACGGGCTTTTCCTGTTTCCTTATTGATGCACCAGATATAATCATTATTGTCTTTTTTCATGAAAGAGTGATTTTTGTAAAAATAAATAATTTTTAATTAACAAATTATTATTTAAAAAATAGTTTTAAACCTCCGCAATTAACTCAGAAATTAATTTTTAATAAATCACAACCCCAATTCCTGAATTTCAAATTGTGAAGGTTCATAATTATTATTTGCAATATTCCTTTGAATTACTTCTTTTGGTACAATAAAAATGCTGACTGGTAAAATATCATGTTTGCAATTATATCCCCCTGCGGTCTGAAATATTGTTTGCGGATTTGTTCCTGCCATCTTTCCCTGCCATTCTTCGAGATCACCCCACGCTTCAACTTCTTTTTTATGATAAAATTTTTCATGTCTTGTAATACAAAAGTCCCTCGAATCTCGAATAATATCGCCCGCATATTTAAACCATTCTGCATTTAAGGAATCTGAAATTGTTTTTGTATAAGTACGATCACTTACTGCGAATGAATCAAAGCTGATCTGTTTTGCATATTTTGTAATCTTTGAATCTATTTCAGGAGTGCCGGTAATAATATTGCTGATGTTGGTGAGTGTTTCTGAAAACGTTGCCTGTGCTGTCACCGCCTGCTCCACGCTTAAAAGCAACGGTTGGATAAATTCAACATCCAGTACAGTATCATTTAATAAAAGATTTATAGTTGTTTCCTTTTTTAGTTGCAGAATATCGGAAGCTATTTTCGGAAGTTCAAATCCTGGAAATGCTTTTTTAAAATAATCATTACCAAGTTTTGCCTGTTCGTTAAATTCATGGATAAAATTTGAAACGAGTTTAGGATAATTGGTTTGAAGAAAAAGATTTTTTAATTCAGATTCTATTTCGGCAAGTAAAGCAATATTTCTTTTATTTAAAAGTATTTTACCATCCGATTGTTCAAGTTGTGAAATTAAAATCAGAGCAGCTTTATTAAACGCCCTTTCAACTGAAGTTAATCCATTGATAAAATCTTCTGGAACTGTGACTAACCGCTTTAACCTTTCAATTGAAATTTCATCTGCTGTCATGCTGTCGGAATTGCGTTATTAAGAATTTTTTCCATAATATTATTAACACCTGAAACAGGTTTGTTTTCTAATGCTACCGCTTTGGCCGCACTAATTAAAGCCTGTTGCTGAATTTCTAAATCCTGAGAAAAGAAATCAGAAACAACCCCATCCACGCTTATGGTGTTTGAATATTCAGATACAAGTTCATTGATTATTGTAATGCCGGAATCATGGATTATTTTTTGATAAGGCGCAATGATTCCTTTTGATAAATCAATTACAATATTGTCGTTTGTTATTCCTAATAAAAGATCAGTTTTGATATAAAGCGCAAATGCTTTTGAAATCATTTCATCAGTATAATAATGGGATTTTAAATACTTAACAATAATTTCCTGCACCATAACCGAAGGCAACCCGTCTTTAATTGCCTGTGATATTTCATTGATGTAATCATATTCAGATTTGGAATCAAAACTTTTTGGTTTTACAATTGTCACCACCTTTTCATTTATTCCATACCGATACCATGCAATTGCTTGAATTATAAATTCCATCATATCAAAAATCTGATCTGATATTGGTTTGATAAAAGCAGTCATTGACTTTTCATCCAATGTCATTCCGGTTGCAGTTAAATTTTCTGCACCTTTAATCACTGAATTTGATGTCTGTAAATGCAGAATCTTTTTTGCCCTTTCTTCATTTATTGAAATTTCTTTTCTCAAATATTCCAATATTGTAGGATCAGGAGCCACATAACTAAATCCTTGTGATTTTGAGCCATCATTAAATTTATCATCAGGATTGAGAACAAAATCATGTAATGGAGAAAAGCGATCCAACAAACCGGAGCCTCCGCATTGAGGGCAATTCATCATTGAGGCGGAAGCGGTATTATATACTTTGCCGTCAACACAACCTGTAATATTCCCTTCAGCATCTTTAAATTGAAAATCGCACGGTCTGCCGGTATATACTCGCGTTGGAAAAGCACATTTTTTCTTCGATAAATTTATTGTTGATTCATCAATTAAAACAAGATCGAGTAAATCAGTTGAAAATGAAAAAGGAGATTGCCATAAAATTGAACCATCATATTGACGTGGTATTCCCATTATAATCTGAACAGGCATTTGTCCCCACTTATGATTATCATAAACCTCTATTTCGTAAGTTTGTGTTGCCACATCATAAATAATATTATAAACTGACATGGTATCATAAAGTTCATAATAATATTTTGGCTTATCTTCTTTCTTCTTTTTCTTGTTTCCCTGTTCATAATATAAATCCGTAAGATCAATAAGGCAATATTCTTCTTCCTTGTATGCAACTACTTTATAACATTCATAATAAACAGGCTGTGGCTCATTTAATTCGGTTGAAGAAATACTTTTTGAACCATCTTCATTTTCGGTATAATTAAAAAAGTTTTTAATCGCAATTACCCCATTTGCATCAATAGCCTTTACAGTAATGAAAAACATTTTAATAAAATTGTCGAGGCTCCCGAAAGTATTGATTTCAGTTTCAAGATAATTCTGCAAAGTCAGTCCGGCTTTAACATATTGTTCCTGTTCGTTGATGTATTTAATCTGATAATTGCCTTCATTAAATGAACGTGAAACTGTATTGATATAATCCAATCCCACAGCGAGGGTAGTTTGTTTGTAATTATTTTTTATGTATTTTAATTCCTCCTCTGTTTCATGCGGTGATTTATAAGCAAAAAGCCTTTCAGGAAAAACTCCTTTTTCAATATGAACACGGTTAGCTGCTGCCAATTCTACGGCTGCACCATAACCAGGATAGTATTTCGGATATTCTGGAACAGTATATTTTTCAGGTGCAGCTTTATTTAAAAAGTTATACTGAACAATACTTTTATTATTCCGCTTTTCAATAACCGATTTAACGAGGTCTTTTATTTCTGTTTCTGTCATCGCTTCAAATTTTTTAACAAATAAATTACTGCCTGTTATTTTGGTCTGGGTCGGATCGGCTTTGGTTTACTACATCCGCTACAATCCCTGTTAATGTTTTCCATGATATTTTTTTAAAATTACATTTCACTTATTAACTTATTGTCAACCCACCATCTTTCAGGATATTTCATATCTGATAAAATAATTTCTTCGCCTCTTTCCCTTTTGTTTCTTAGTTCCTGAAGGCTAAAAAAATTCCACATCGGATTAAATCCTTTTTGAGTTGCAACTTCAACCATGATATGAGAGGCATCTTTATTTGCTTTTGAATTATAAATGCTTTTGTTTAATCCAAAGCCTTTAAGGATTTGATAGTATCTTTCATGTCCTACCATCCTGTCCTCCCGGAGCATTAATGTATCATGTGCAACATGGTCATTGCTTTCAAAAGTGAGCATCCGTTTATCATAATAAAATGAATATCCAAGTTTTGAAAGCCGTTGCCCGAAACTCTGATCTTCATAACCAATACCATCAGTCAAACAATCAAACCCGTTTATTCTTAATGCAGCTTCTAATGGCATACAAAAAGAACATCCGAAGAAATTATTGCCGGTTACTTTAACTTTTGTATCATCATTACAGCTATACCATCTTGAATCAGTACTTTCAACATCATAAGAAATAAGACTTCCTTTATCTACCGTTGCATTTGATATTTTTTTATAAGCACCGAGAGAAATATAATTTCCTTTGGCTGCCTCAATAACAGATGCAAGCCAATTATTACCCAATATGCTCACATCATCGCAAAAGGCAACTTTTGGATGAATCGCATAAACAAAGCCTGTATTTCTTGCGTTTGCGGCTGCATAATAAGGCTTTGATGTAACTTGATGTTTACCTTGCCAAATGGATGGAAGCGGAGTTATATGCAATGTTTCCACGCTTAAATCATTACTTAAATCAATTGTCCTTTCATCAGCCCAATAATCAACAACAATTAACTGCATAGGAATATCAGGAAACATTTTCTTTTGATTCCTGAATCCATCCCAAAACCAATGAAAAGGATTATTTTTTCGGCACGTTATGTAAACTATTGAAATCATTTATAACAATTAAATTTTGAAAGATCAGGATATGGAAGGCTTAAATCTTCATTTTGTTTTTTAGTTCCGTCAAGATTATAGAACTGCTGAATCAGCAATAACCCCCTTGCAGCAATTTCAGGCATCATGTAAAAGTTCCATCCAATAACCGGGTTATCATCAAAATTGTCTTCATGATAGGAACATTCATCCCGTCCTGAAAACCGCGCCTTTTTAAGCCATTTATAAGCCGTTTCATTATCGGTGAGTATTGCACCGCCTTTACCAAGTTTTAAATGCTTGTAAGCCCCTGTAAAGGATAAACACATTAATGAATTTAGGATATACATATCAGATGTAAACCTTAAAGCGGAATCATAAACATTGCTCCCTCTCAACTTGTATGCACCCTCTAAATATTCTGAAGATTCATAAAACTTAACCTTCCCTCCTGCATGAATTATTTCACATGGCACACCCGGATAAGTATGTGCCGGAATTTCAATCTCACTTAAATCAATGTTATTATATTTCAAAGCAAGAAATAAAGCATTGGAACAGTTATCAACAGCCACGCAATAAGGTGAGCCAGTGTATGCGCATATCGCCTTTTCAAATTCCTTTGTTATTGTATGAACATTCATCCGTAGTTTGACATTTTAAAAGAGATTTGTTTCCGTTCTTTTATTTTTCTTGCAGGATTGCCTACCCATATTTCATTCGGGGGAATATCTTTTTTAATAAAACTCATTGCTCCTATTGCACAATTGAATCCGATTATTACATTAGGTAAAATAACAGAGCAGGCTCCGATAACAGTATTTTCTTCAATTATTATAGGCTCTGATTTTACATTCCTTAACTCCGAATCCAACTGCGGATTGTGATAATAAGCCCCTGAAAAATCATCAGTTGAACTGAACAAAGTACATTTAACAGATATAGCGCAATAATCCCCGATGTATATTTTACCTGCCCCTATCATTGTTACAAAGCAACTGATATGAACATAATTACCGATATAAATTCCGTTATCCCCTGCTGATAAAATGCAGAAATCATCAATCCGGCTGTTGTTTCCTATTTCTATTTTTGACGGATTATAAAATACTGCACGTTCAGAAATAAGACAATTGTTCCCAATAGAACTAAAACCTATTTTATCAATCTGATCTTTTGTTAAAAAAGCCATTTGTTTTATTTTGCAATATTTACAATATCACCCTGATCTGCAAGTCGTGGAAGGATAGCATAAATTTTTAATTTAGGGAAAGCATATTTAATTAATGATACATCAACCGGATTCGCTACATCTCTTTGTGTATCAATTAGCGTCTGCATGGCTTTTTGAGCAATGATATAACAATGACCACATTGAGGATAAAACTGCCACTTGTCTTCTCCCCTGTAAGGAAATTCATATACATCGCCCTTTACATGGACTGGCTCTTTATCTTCAGCGCAACAGGAGCCAACAAAAAGAAAATCAAAATCTTCAGGTACATTATTCAACTCTTCATTCAGCTTTTCTTTCCATCCGTCTTTAAATCTGCAATCCGTTTCAAGAAAAAGGAAATGAGAATACGGCATCACTTTAGCAATATGATAAAGAAGATACCAACTTAAAAAACCCCCTACTTTAGCATCTGAAATATAAAACTGTTGCTCCGGTCTGCCATCAAGAAGATAGATATGTTTACTTGCAATTCCCCATTTTTCTGAATGTATCCCTTCCACAAAATAGGTATCAAGCCCTTGTGAGGCAAAGTATTCTTTTGCTTTTTCAAATTGCAACATCCATTTTTCTTCATCAGGAAGAAAGATTGAAATAGGTTTAATGTCTGCGAATTGTATCATTTAAACTTTCTCCATATTTGCCATGTTTCATAATCTTCTTTTAATTCCAAATCGTATTCAGGCAGATGTGAATAACCCTCCTTTGCCTCAACCCAATTTGTATCATCGGCAATCCAATAACCGCCAACTTTTAATTTTGAAATCCAATGCTTTAGCTCTATTAAAATAGTGCTTGCATTATGTGATGAATCCTCATGCAGAATATCAATAGTATTGTCAGCAAAAATGAAGGAGGCATAATCAGTTCGTGACCGTAATGTATCACAATAGTCTTGAACCTCATTTTCAAATATTGCTTTCTGGCAACCTCTGTAGATTTGCTGAAAATCCATCCTGCGCCAGTACTCATTATTAGCTTCAGCATTTTCGCTTGAAATTGCTGCATCTGCTTTCCATGCGTCAATACCTAAACAAAATCCTGAACCTTTTTCTTTGTGCGCCAATGCCATCGGAATTAAAGATTTTCCACCGAAAGCCCCCAATTCAACTGTAAATTGTGAATCGCTTTCAATAATTAAATCAAATATCCGGTTAGCTTTTTGAAGGCTGCACCATCCCTCTAATTTGATAATAACCGATTCAAGGTTTGGTTTTTCGATGGTCATGCCTCAACTAATTTTTCACTTTTAACTTCAATCAAATTTTCTTTCAACATTTCATCAGTTATTGTTATTCGCCTGCACTCAAAATCATTGTTTCCAAAAAATACTTCCCATCCATTTTCAGTTCTTATCTGCCCGCCTGGAAATACAACATAAATTTTTGAATCCAAACGTGGAATATTGATGTTTACTTTTTCACCTGAAATAATTGGTTTACTTGAAATATGGCTTAGAGCAAAAGGCGGCTCCGCTTCAAACATATAAGCCCCTATAAAATATTGCCTTTCCCTTGTCCGTGTATCGAGTGATGAATGAAAAAAAGAAAGGAATTTATCTTTAACTTTTACAGGAGAAGTGCCACCCCTTAAAATTCCCCATTCCCATTTATGTTCAAATGTTGTTTCATGAACTGTTTTCCAGTCCGATCCATTCATTTTTAAAATCGTATGCGGAAATATTTGATAAACTGAATAGAGTTCATTTTCATATTCAAAAAATGTCCAGTTCTTTTCTGTGCGATCTTTATTTGGTTTGCGGATATAAAAACTTTCTTCTGCCTGTAAAGTGTCAGGATTTATTTTAGCCTGCCCCATTTGATAACCGTCTGTGTAACTTAAATATAGTTCATCGTTTAAAATAAATAGACGGGGGTCTTCTACATGAAATCCTTTTTCATATTTTCTTAAATCAGAATGTAAACTCAAAAGCACATTAGTTTCTTTTATCGGTTGCAATGTTTCATCCAATAAGCAGATTCCGAGTTTTGTTGTTACACAAAATGGTTTTGATTCCATCCGGTAACAGAAATATGTTTTTCCTTTAAATTCGATTGCTGCACCGTTTAGCCAATTACTTACATTTATTGCCCTTCGGTTTGGGTTTTCATAAAGCTGAATTAATTTTGTTGAATCTATTTTAATTGTATTTTTTATCGGGTAGTATTGTGGAAAAGTTACAGGTATAACGCCTCCTTTTTTACTAATATGATTATCGTTAAAGGTGGAAACTAAAAGTGGGTTTTTTGCGTCTGCATGTTTGCCTGATGTCACCTCATCAAATTTATAACACCTGTTCATTCCCATGCTTCTTGTATAACTTATTATTAAGCGATCATACCATTCTCGATATGCCGGTTTTGTAAAGTTTGCGCCACCGAAAATGGAAAGAATATAATGTTGTTCTGCAATAACTCGCAATCCCCGTATTAAATCAGTTTTATTTGCAAAGAATAAAGCCTCGTTTCCAATATGCGGATTAATCCCATTTTGTGCAAGTGTACCGGCTAAATAAAGTTCATCAGGCTGATTCCCCCCCCACTGATAACGTAATTCATGCAATGGTATGGGTTTTGCAAGATTGTTTTGAATCTGCCGGTAAAGCTCCTGAGAGGCATCACATTTTTCAATAAATTGAATTGATGATTGCGGAGCCGGTAAAATAGAATCGGGTTTTAAATTAAAATGCTCCCATACTTTTGAACGGTAAGACCAAAGGAGCCATCCCATATCATCAGGATCGGTTGATTTATAAGTATGGTAAATATGTGTTAAATAATTTTTGCCTGTTGCAATACAGTTGTCAATTAACGGCTGCACGTTTTGAAGCGCAAGCGCATCAACATCTAAAACTAAATTATAATCAAAAGGCAAATAATCATAAATTGAAACTTTAACTTTTGCTGGGTTTGAAATGTCGGATTCAGCCAATAAAACCGAGTGGTCAAAAAATGACATATCATAATGTCCTTTACTAAAAACCTTGCCATCATGCAGCACACAAATCTTTAAACCTCTGTCAAAATGTTTGATAGAAATAGCCAGATTGTATGCCGCACGCGCATAGCAAGGATCGCCAAAGGCAACCATAAATATGCCATTGGTTTTACTCATTTAGCTGAAATTATATTGAAGCGGATCATCAATGTCTTTCCATGAAATTTCAACTACATACTTCTGCAAATTCTCATTCGTATTCGGAAGATCACGATATGCTGCTAAACTGATGTCAGCATCAATGAAAGTGACAAGCGCAGTAAGCCCTGAAGTAGTACATTCAACAAATGCTGCCCCTTCAAAATCACGCTTCTTTGCCTGTGAATAAAAATAAGTATTGTCCGGTGTGACCTTAAAATCTTCAACCTGTGCGGTACGTGTATAATTGATAATCTTTTTTGTACCGCATGAAGTGGTCGGATCAGATTCAATAGCCGAAGGCGCAGCCATGCCTAATTTGATATTTGAAAGCCTTGCTGCTTTTCCTGCTGTAACTAATGCGTCCCATTCAGCAGTGTCACCGGGATCATTAATCCCATAACCGCAAAATAAAAGATATAATGTTGATGCTCCGCCAAGCCGTCCTACGGCTCCGCAAGTTTCGATGGTTTCGTTATAATCCGGTAAACTTGCACAGCCATCATCTGCACAGTTGTAATCCGTTGTATTGTATGCCATTAAATTATTTAATATTATTTAGAATATTCTGCGTTTTAAAAGCCTGCAAAATTTCCGGCTACAATTACGGTTTAAAAACAAGCCAACCGATAAAAGGCAACAAACGCGAAAAGGCTGTAAAAGAATAATTTAATAGTGCAAATTTATAATTTTTATTTCAATTCTTATTTAAGTATTACGAAAGAATTTAACGTCTGTATCTTTTAACTGAACATTAAATGAACAGGGTGCTAATTTTGACTCACCTGATTTATTCCATATCGGAACTAAATCCCCTGAAATTGCAAGCCATTCTGTAAATGTTCCTGTCGGTTCTCCGATTTCAAAATGCTCACAATTTCTTGCCATTCTTAAAGCATCAATGCAGGATTCTGAAATATGTTCTGTAATGATATTATATACTTTGGCAACCTGTGAAAAGTTACGTGATTTAGTTCCTTCAGAATATAAATAATCATCATTTTCTTCTGCTCCTACCGGATTAATTGCCCTGATATAAATTCGTTGCGCTAATTTAAAAATGTAAGTTGTTAAAGCATCATCATAAAACTTAAACCCTAAATTGTCTGCAAAGCAATAACCTTGAATATATTTCGTACATTCAGCATCCGTTACATATTCTATACATTGCGAAATGTAGGTTACATCAAATGGTTCAATCCTGCGTACCGAAACATTATCTATTTGAATTGTGCCAGAGGTGTTTATAAACTCAGCAACAATCCCAAACCATGCTCTTTGAGGGTCTTGATAATTCGGATTGAATGAAATGTCAGCGGTATAACTTCCTACAGGAGTTGCCCCTTGTAAAAAAGGTTTTGGATTTGGAACTTGATAACCCCCTAAAATATTAACAGTCATATTAGCAGGATCATCATTTACGGTTACATCAAAACTCACTCTATAATTATGCGCCCCTGAAAGGATAGCAGGATTGTCCTGATAATTACCAGAGCCATCAGTTCCAAGATATAAATTTGCGATTGTGGCGTTCAAACTTCCAATACCGACTTTTGTAATCACCATTTCATTTCCTGTAACGGTTGCTCCTGCTCCAGATGTGTCCATCCAATAAATTCCCATAGGATTTGAGAATCCACCATCAACTATTATTTCATCATACTGAACTTCGCAACGGTCATAGGCATAAATGTAATAACATCCAGGCACTAAGGCATGATCATTATCGTCTAATGTGGTATCAAATTTAAAAGACAGTGTTACATAATTTTCCGAATAAATTACACGTCCATATTCATTGCCATCATGATCCGATAAGGTTGAAATCAGTGTTCCTGCACGATCTCTTAATTCAAATACATAATTGTTTCTTAAAGTAAATATTTCAACATTTAAAATACATCCGTCAAATAAAGAGCTTGCATAAATTGATAATGCTGATGTGGCAGCCGGTGTAAAATACTGAGTAAAAGTTCCGTTATCATCAATCTGCCCACCAGATATTCCGGCAACATTGAGTGAAATAAATCCGGCTGTTCGCCCTGTGATTGTTACTTTAATCTGATAACGTTCACTTATTAACAGCACTGCTGCATTGGTTAATGTATCGGATGTTCCTGCAATTTTGCATAAAGCATTTGTAGTAATATTCCACAAATTAGCGTCAAAATCCCAACAATCATCAGCAACTTCGATTAAAGATATGTCGCTGACTTTAATTTTACTTGAAACGCCAGGAGCAATATAAAAATCAGTTCCGGCTCCTGAAGTTATTGTTATGTTAATCGTTTGTGCGCCTCCGGTCAATGTATAATATACCGAGTTATTACCCCCTACATTACAGACAATAGTTCCTGAACCATCTTGAATATGTATAACAACCGTATAATTTGTTAATGGCTGAACTACTCCGGCACATATCAGACCGCAACCTGAACAATTACCATAAGCCCCTGCTGCGATTGTTATTGCATATCCTGTTGAATCTTCAATATCCCATCCTACTGTTGAAGTGCCTCCAAAACTCCATGTTGCAGCTACCCGTTTAATAGAAACATTATCAATATCACCATCAAAGGCTGAACTTGCCGTTAATAAAAATGTATCGCAAGCTAAAAATGCTTTTATGTATGTTGTAAAGGTTGCATTAGATGAAGATGCTGCTCCTGAATAATTTGTCAATCCGGTATTTAATGTTGGTGTTAATGTTCCTGCTGTGCGATTTGAAACCGTATAAGTAACTTTATAAATTCCATCTGAAATTGTAAGGCTTGAAAGTATTTGTCTTGCTGAAGTAGCTACTCCTGCTGTTTTGCGGATATTATTTGAATTGTAAGCCCATCCTGTTCCGAGTACCCAATTATTTGCATTGCCCGTAAAAGTTCCATTAACAATTAATTCAGAACCTACTTCATTAAAATTGCCATCCGGCAAAACTTCATCCCCTGCTGAAAGGCTTGTAAAATCACCATCGCAAGTTATGGAAGGATCGCATGGGGTTTGAATAAATTGAGCCATTACCGAATCCCCGTCAATATATGGTAAACAATATTCCCGTTCATCACAACTAAAACAATCGGTAGGTCTTACAGGATTAAATCCTAATGGTTGATAAGGGATGGCTGTTAATGGCATGTTATTAAGCGTATGTTACAACCGAATCATAATCGGTTCCTGAAATTGTTATTATTGTAATATCAATTGACGGGTTAAAAATAGTTATTATGAATGAATATAGCGCACCCACTAATTGTGTTTTAGTAACTGTTACCGAATCGAAAGTTATTCCTGATGCACCAAGACAAGCCTCAATTAAATCAGTAATATTTATTATAGTATCATTTAAATCAATTGCAGCGCAAGCGGTGGTTGAACCTCCTGAATTGTAAGTAAAAGAATCTATTTGATCTGCCGCATCTGTCATGTCAAAGCTAAACCTGTAACCGTAAATCAATTCACCATTTACCAAAGTGCCGCCAATGGAATTAATAGAAGCCTTTAAAATTATTTTCGCTTCCGAAGTTTTATGATTGTAGTTTAACTGTTCAATCCACCCGTAATAATTTTCATTTAAAACAGATAAAGCAATTTGAAATTTTGATCTTG